ATCTCCGCCTTGGCCATTTCTCCCGGCCCGTCCCAAACTTCGTCCTCGTCGGCCTTGCCCAAATCTTTGTATGGGATTGCACCCTTCTCGATTGTTATCTCCTTCTTTATCGTCTTTTCCCTGATTTCTTTCCATAGGCTTTTATGGTCAACCTTGTTCGCCCTTATTTGCTCAATCAATTCCCTTTGCTCCATGAGCTTTTCAAGGCTTCGCAATAGGGCTTCTCCCATTTCAAGGCTATCTTCTTCTGCGATGATTCTTGCGTATTCGACAAGCTCCTTAAGATGGGCGCCTGAGAACTTCTCGGTTTTCTCAAGAATTTCGTCAAGCAGATTTTCTTCAATCTTACGTGCCCACATCTCAAGCATTTCTTTGCGCTTTTCTTTATCGGGAAGCTCAAAATTGATTATGTGATGGAATCTTCCTGGCCTATCAAGAAGACTTGAAGGAAGTTTCTCTGGATAATTTGATGTCATGATTGTCAGGATTCCGTAGTTCTGCTTCAAGCCGTCAAGTTCAGTCTTGAGAAGGTCGACGACTACAGAATCGCTGGTTCCGCCCCATTCGGTCAGCCAAGTATCTATATCCTCAATGAAAAGGATGCTGGGGGCTAAATCCCTCGCCATAGAGAACGAAAGCGTCAAGGCGTTGAGTGCCCCGATTCGCCTGAAATCCCTGCTTGAGACCCAGACGAATGTCGAATCGATTTCGCTCATCAGCACCCGGCCGGTCTTCGTTTTGCCTGTTCCAGGAGGACCGATGAAGAGTAGCCCCCTGCCAGGCATTATTTCTTTTTTCTCTTTTAATTGGCTGGCAACTTTCTGAATTGTCTCCTTCTGGTCATTCGATAAAATCAAGGTTTCCCATCCTTCCTTCGGTTCCTCAAGAAATTCCCCGCTCAAGGAGAACTTCTCATTCTTTAGGAAATTATTATCATTCACCCATTTGTGGACTTTTGCCAAAAGTTCCTTGTTCCATTCCTTGTTCTCTTTCGATGTTATGAGCGAAACCTGCAACCCAGCCCATAATGGAGTGAATTCAACGGCAAGGGCAATGCCTTTCGCATCATAGAAATTTATGCCGAACACAAGGAAATCCTCGGATTTCTTTGAGTTGAGCTGGATGACCTCATAAAGTGGAGGGGCTTCCGCTCCGTTCCAGTCGAATCTCCTTGTGTCCTTCAGATTGAATTCTCCAAGGACTTTCTGGAAAGCATATAGATAGGTTCCGAAAAGCGGGCAAGGAATCTCAAAATCATTCTTGAAAATCTCCTTGATTTTGCAGGCAAGGAATTTCTCAAAAAGGGTATAAATGAACTGAGGGGAAATTGGCGACCTTGCTTCCTCGATATTGAAATTTTTCCAGATTGAAAAGAATTCACCTTTCGGTTTTTCTTCTTTATGTTCCTTGACCCAAGCCTGAGCCTCTGCCATCGTCCATTTATCTTTATCAAAAAGGTATGTATGGATTTTATTTTCCTTACCACAATAAAGTGCCTTTATTCCTTGTTCCTCTGAAATTGTAATAGTGGCCGTTATTTCGCAATCTGTATTAACTGGGATATGATGAAAATTTTCTGTCGTCTCTGGTTTAGTAATAGTTATAAATTCTTTTTTTTCATCACAAGTTTTGCATTCACCCAATTCCATCTCAATCTCTTTGTCTTCCTTTTCAATCTCAATCTCCTTATCCTCTTTCACAATCACAATCTCCAGGTCTTTCTTGAACTTGTCGGTCTGGATGGGCAAGTCGCCTTTAGAGACTGCGACATTCAGGCTGTGCTGGTTCGAGGCCACGGGAAGATCAGAATGCTCAAGCAGAATCCACTTGGTATAAATATTCTTCGCCTTGTCGCTCTCCTCCTTCGGCACCTCGTATTCCTTCTCAAGCTTCTCCTGCCATTCCTTGAATGCCTTGCCCTCGTTCGGCGTGATTGTCTCGACTGGGATGAATCCTACGGAATTGGCGTTCAGGAATCCGCCCTTGACCGCCTGGAACACATCCTCGGCAAAGGCATGGTTGGCATATTGAGTCTTCGCCAGGATGCCCTTGTTGCTCGTCTTGATCCAGATGTCCTTGCCGATGGGAAGTGCCCGATAATCGTGAGCCCAGAGAACCGACGGCGACTGCCTGAAATCGTCAAGCATCGCACCCTGGGGAATGAGAATCTCATTGTCCCTGTCGAGCTTCGGAGTCGTGATATAGCGGATCGCCGCCCTCTCCCCGTCCTCTATGGTTATCGTCTGAGGGTCGATGGGAATAGCCTTCTTTATGAACTCAATCTCATCGACTTTCTTGTGAATCCGCTGAGACCAGTATTTGGCCTTCTTGGGAAAAATATCTTTAAGTTTTAATCTATCGGTCCTGAGTTCCATTGTTTCCTCCAATTAATTCTTTTGCGGAGATGAAAAGAAATTGAAATCCGCAAAGTAGGTAAATCACCCACATGGGCTTTTTTGATGTTTTGACTATCAAATTACCTACGATTGCATTTGTGAAAATTTTGTCTGCCTTTTTGAAATTCTCACAATTGATTTTTATTTTCGCTTTGATTGGAACTGTAATTTCCATATTCCATCTCCTCTAAATTACCTTCGCAATCTTCTCTATCAATTCGCAGAATGCCTTGAACGAATCTGGCTCCTGGATGATTTTCTCCTCGACGAGTGCCTTGAGGATTTTATAGGCTTCTTCGGTTTTGTTTCGCTGTGGATAATAAACAGGATAGTACGGATATTGATAATTAAGACAGGCATGAAATCCACCTGTTATTATCCATAGACCACAGGAAGGACAGAAATATCCTCCTCTAGTTGCTTCTAAATCGAATGAATAATTACCTGTCTGGTAATCTTTCCAATAAGTTTCTAAACTCATTATTCCTCCAAATATGGGCCGAGCGAGCACCGGCAATCTGGATGCAAGGGGGGTGTCTCCACGGCCTCATAATCCAAATGCATCGTGCGGTCTTTTCCTTTTTCGTCCGCTATCGTATATTCATCTCCAAGGTCAAAGAATCCTTCATCGATGCCCACAATCGTTCCATCCATATCTTCGCACCAGCTACAACATCGTTCATCTAGATAGCTAATCCAGATGAGCTTCTCCACCACACCACTCTGCCTGTATGCCTCAAGCGAGCCTCGATTGGATGCCCTAATTGTCTCGGTTCTCGCCACCATATAAGCCCTTTCCCTCGTCCAGTCGTCGAAAACTTCTTGCACTCTCGCCGTGAGGTCAAGAATCGTTTCGCCTTCTTTGATGCCTTCAATAAGAGCCTTCTTTAATTCATCCACGCTTGCCGCTTCAAACTCCTTTGCGAACTTGGGGAAATAGCTGGACAACCAATCAACGATATGAGCGACTTCCTGGTTGAAGACTGCGTCTATATTCAGGCGATCGAGTTCTATCTGCCCCTTCTCGGCCATAGCCATGATTGCGATTTTCTTGGCCTCTTCGGAAAGCTTCCCAACGAATCTTGCCTTCGGATAAAGCACCGACTCAGCGATGTCGTCCGCATCCTTCGCCAGCCATTCCTTCTTGAGCTTTTTCAGATTAGCCAAAACTATCTTCCGCTCCTCATCCCAGACCGTCTTCAGCATCGCCCTGAATTTCCTCTCATGCGGGGCGGTCGCTTTGAACAGAGTGTCGAAGAATTCGTCATGCTTTCTTTTCCTCTCCTCGTCCTCGCCTTTCTTCGAGATACGGTTGATTATCGCCTCCGAGACTTTCCCCTCCACCGCCTCATGGCAGCAAGCACAAAGATATTGCTTGGTTATCTTTTCGGCTAATTCATCGATACTTTCTTTCATCCCAAAATCTCTTTCAATCTCTTAATCACTTTGCCCGCGAGTTGTCCCTCCTGGCCTCCTCCCGATATCGGCATATTCATCGCATTCTCCCAGAGCTGGGCTGCACCCTCTCCTATCTTATCCTTGCCGATTTCCGCCCTTGCCTCGTCCCTTGTAATAATCGAAGCCCTGACATTATCGACCCGTTGCTGATGCTCGAATTCTCTGTTGGCCGGCACGGGATCGTCGAAGGCAAAGAAAAGCTTCTCATC